CTAAAGGCTGGGATCTTCCTGAGCCTAAATACGAACAAGCAAAGTTACCATCAGACATCACCGCTCTTAGTAGTGACCAGTTGGCAGAGATGTTTACCGTATTAACTGGATGGGCAGATTTCTTTGCTACAAAATTAGTTCAGGCTCAACTAGAGGAGAAAGACGCTGAGAAAAGGCTTGACCGTCATATTGCTCGTTTAACTGTTGAGAAGATGGGGTCAGCCACAAAGGGCGATCGTGTCACCCTAATTAAGGCTCAAATTGCCTGCGACCCTGATGTTCAGGATTTGGAAGATCAGCACAGAGACGCCTATGCTATGCGTAAGGCGTGGGAAGTCATGCTCACTAATCAGGAGAGGGATATAACGCTGGTCAGCAGAGAGATCACACGCAGAACATCGGAGCAACGACGAAGGGAACTTTAATGAAGAGAGCACTACTAGCACTACTAGCACTAACAATCGGCCTAAGTTTATTTTCAGTACCAGCACACGCAGACCAAGCACCAACAATTGCAATCATTGATTCAGGTGTAGTGGATACACTTTTTACCAACATTGTTGGGGAGTATTGTGTTGTAGAGTTTTTCTCTTGCCCAAACGGTAAGAGCACAATGGAAGGTATTGGGGCAGCCAACCTCCCTGTATCAACCAATGCGACGCTAACTCACGGGACAGAGATGGCGTCTATTATTAATAAGGTCAATCCAGCAGCAAAGATCTTGCCTATTCGCATTGTAGGATTGACTGCTACTAACTTGCCAGCCATTTACACCAACCAATCCGTAAAATTGGCATTGGACTGGATTGTGGCTAACCGAGTCAAATACAACATCCAAGTAGTAAACATCTCTCAGGGTCGTATCTTTGCAGGCTGTGCTGTTCCTGATGGGTTAGCAGCCGATGTAGCCACGCTCAAGGCTAACGGCACAACCGTTGTAGCCGCTACTGGAAACAATGCGGATAGAACCGCCATGATGTCACCATCGTGTTTGCCAGATGTAATTTCAGTTGGAGCAACTGATAACCCTGATCCAGGAACAACAGGTAAAGCATGGGATCCAACAGCGACTCCTAGAATTGCGACATATAGCAACGGTAATGCACAGACAACTTACTACACAAATGGTCGTTATTACGCTTTGCAGCCAAATGGAACGACTAAGTTTACTACTGGAACATCAGATGCATGTGCAGCAATGGCTGCATGGATATCTAACCACCCAGTAATCACCACAACAACTGCAAGTAACCAATGGTTAACAGGAAAGTATGTGTTCATCAATTGATTATTGGACTTAGTGGGTACGCACAATCTGGTAAAGATACAGTGGCAAACACACTTGTATCTAAGTATGGATTTGAGCGGTTGGCATTTGCTGATGCCATCCGTTCCATACTGTGGGATATGAATCCAATCATTAAAGATGGTGGGTTTACAGTCCAAGGACTTGTGCAAGCCTATGGCTGGGATAAAGCCAAAGTAATGTTTCCAGAAGTAAGAAGGCTACTGCAAGAATTCGGCGTTAGTTCTAGAGTTACACTCGGTGATGATGTATGGGTCAATGCTTTGCTTAAGAAAATGAAGGATAAAAACATCTCGTATGTAATTTCAGATGTTAGGTTTGAAAACGAAGCCTCAATAGTAAAACAATTAGATGGACAAATTTGGAAGATAAAACGTCCGAATGTTGGCGCAGTAAATGATCATGTTTCAGAATTAACCCTTGATGGGTACAAAGTAGATCAGATTTTAAATAACGGGGGAACCATAGAAGAACTAGAGTTACTAGTCCAACAACGAATGGATGCCCTCCTTGCCAACAAAACTGATTGAAGGAACCCCAATCCCAAAGGGATCTAAGATTGCTATTGGTATTGATCAATCCCTTACAGGATTTGCCCTAACACTTGTAGACATATCATTTCCCAGTAACTACCTTACGTGGGTATACAAGTCTCCGTATTTTGGCATAGAACGATTAGCCGATATTCGCCAATGGTTATCCGACAACCTTTACTACGCTGATGAGCATTGGGATGTTGTAGACCTCGCACTAGAAGGAACCGTGCTTGCCAGCCATGCAGCCCTTGTCCTAGGGGAGTTATCTGCGGTAGTTCGTCTTACAATCTTTGACCACTATGACGAGGAAGACCCACGCCGTTTTCCCCTCAAAGTCCCACCAATGACACTTAAAAAGTATGCAACAGGCAAAGGTAACGCCAAAAAACAAGAGATGTTGATGCAGATCTACAAGCGATGGGGCATCGAGTTTAACGATGATAACGCTGCAGACTCTTACGCCCTAGCACGCCTTGTTGGACAAGTCGCCATTGATGCTACTGAAAAAGCCGTGATAGAACAAATGTCCGATCCTAAATATCGAGACCAACCTCGCTTTTAGCCGTACCCTTTGGTGCAGGAGTGGCAACCTAAACTAAAAGGACTAATAATTGAACACAGAAGTAACACCAACTGAGGAACCATTCCTCCGAGTCAGCGCATCCTCAAACCCTCAAAGTTTGGCATCTGCTATCGCCCATGCCATTTATGACAAAAAAGAAACAAAACTCCGTGCTGTCGGTGCTGGAGCGGTAAATCAAGCAGTAAAAGCAATCGCTATTGCCAGAGGCTATGTGGCCCCACGAGGCATGGATCTCTCCTGTATCCCTGGATTTACCACGATTGACTCTCGTGACGGGGAAATTAGCGCCATTGTGTTTGCTGTTACAGCCAACTAATTCAGACGTATCCTTGTACCTAGATTAAGGAGTCAACATGGCATCTTGGACATCAATGGGTCACGCAATGCGTCGTCGCATGGGCGCACCCTCTTCCCACTTAGAAGCGGCAGGAAAAAGCATGAGCAAAAATTCAATGACACCTGAAGAAGTTATCGCTTCTGCAGAACACGCTAACTCACCACGCAAGTACGTTGGTCAGATGTCAGGCGTTGCTAACACAAGTGGTGCACCTCTTAAGGGCACACTTATGGGCAAGAAGAACAAGCAAGCAGGAGATCCAACGATCACTGACAAGGCTAATCGCAAGAACATGCTTGTTAACAACGCTGCTGCATCAGAGCGTATGGGTGCTCGCTATGAGATTGGCTCAAAGTTCCCAGCAGTTCATCAGTCAGAAGTTGGACCAACAATGGCTAATGCACGCACCATCCCATCAGTCATGGGTCGCCAGGCTCCAGACTTCAATGCAGGAATGAGCGAGACTTACTAATGCTCTCTTCGTCCCAGTTTACGGGGCAGAGTATGCAGTACTCTCAATCAACACCGCCCCCATTAGCGTTAAGTGCCACTACCACTGGTAGTGCTGCCCAGGCTACTGCATGGCGTAACTCCTCATTGGCTGGAGAAAACCGCCCGTTGTCATTATCCAAGAAGACTGCAGGCACTACCTACAAGTTTGATGACTCAACACCAACTGCTCTTCCTGCTTCTGATAAGGGAGTAGGAAGAAATGCTGAGTAATGCAGAGTTTGCAAAGAAAGTAAATGCAGAAGGTGGCGCAAGCCGTAACTTCAAGACTTCTGAAGAAGCAAAAGCGCCAGGTATCATGGTCTCCAAACCTGGTGCTGAACTCATTACTGATGCGCCATTAAAGCCAGAACAAGCAAGTCGTTTCAGAAAAGACTACAACGCACAAGCCACAGGTAGTGAGTACCAAGGTGCTTGGAAGTCTGGGAACAAAGTATTCCAGGATGTAAGCACAAAGCATCTTGGCCTTGACTCTGCCCGTAAAGCGGGATCAGCAGGTAAGCAGATTGCTGGTTACGATCTTGGTGGCACAGACATTCGTCGCCCTGAAGGTGGAGAAGTATTCTTCGATCGCAAAGTTCCTGGCGTTGAAAGCAACCCAGAGTTTATGGAAACACCTACGGCTACAAGCCAAGCAGAACGCATGTCTCCAAAGCCACGTGCACAGGAGTTTGCAGAGCAGGCTCACATCAGTCGTGGAGCAACCAACAAGGGTAAGAAAATCTCTGTCAATGAAGTCTATGGAACGATTGCAAAAAATCGTCGAAATAGAGGTGTCTGATGGCAGGTGGCACTAATAACTTCTCACCACAGCAAAACTGGCAATCCCTGGGCGCCAATGGGATATACGGTTATAACAATCAAGGTGGCGCAGGAACCCCAGTAGCACGGGACGAAATGGATGCAAGCCGTATCGGTGTAGGACGCATCCCTTCCGCGGAGTATCCTTGACGGCTACCTCGGGACGATTCGGTCACGTCGTGATGACCGCCTACTTGATTCAATCAAGTCTCGTGTTAACCAGAAATCCTATCAACGTGGAGTACACAAGGGTGAGCGCATTGAGCCATCTATGTACTTCTGGCCTGAAGGCTTAAGTGATATGTCTGGAATCGAACGTCAACTTGCGGGGCGCCCTGTAGTCATCAATGGTGTTTCTCAATATATGGTTGTACGAAACGCTCCGCAGGTTCAACTTACACCTGCCCCACACCTTGTCAACGACGGTAAGGCAAACACCGTTGCTAATGAGCCAGGTGAGATCAACGCACGCCGTCAAGCAATGCTTGCATATTTGAGACCAGCGTGGAGTTAAATCATGGCAAGCAAAAAAGATGAAGCAACAGCAAAACGTTCTGCTAAACAAGCACAAGATTTAGCCTCTATTAGACAAGCGATTACCAATCGTCGTGCATTTGAACAGAGTAACCCTAATGGACGGTTCAACAACATTCATGACTTGATGGGTAGTGGCACTGAAACACGCACAAATGTTTCTCCCGCAACAATGTATGGTATGTATGGTTACCATGGAGCCGCTGCTCCCCATCACTTTAGCCAACAAGAACTTCCAGGGTTTGAAAACCCTGCAGGAAATAATCTTCCAACACCTCGTCGTTGGGAAGACTTTGCTCCCCATGAACAGCAGGCTGTCCTTAAAGCAGCAGCAAAGTTTGGTGTTACACCAAAAAGCGCACACAGGGCATTAGCATCACAGATTGATCAAGCAAACGTCCGTGAGTCTGGTCATCACGATTCATTTTATAGCGAAGAAGGAACTTCAACAAGCGGTGCTAACCTTCCACGTAGTCAGATTTTGTCTTCTGCTAAAAAGAACGACATTACATTTGGAGCCCAAGCAGCGGCAACATCGTTGACTAGCCCAAATACTAAATTTGTTACACAACCTAAAACAGGTGAAAGAGCAGGACAAACTGTTTACCCAAATGATGAAGCGGCTAATTACGCTATTAATTGGGCAAAGTCTGGAAAAACAGGATCAGAATATGAGAATGATCCGAGGTTTAAAGTCCCTAATGAAGACAAAGTATTAGATTCAAAAGGTAAGTTAGTAAAGGCTAAAGGCGAAACCCGTAAGTACCCCGCACCTGGTTACCCTGCAAATGTTGCAAAAGCCGTTGATTTTACTCGTGGAATTTTATCAGGAAAAAATGTGTCTGAAGCATGGGGTAATGATGCAACGGAACTTGGCCGAGGAAAATTTGGTAATCCTAAAGTTGCTCCATTCCATAACTCTATTGTTGATCCTCACGGATCTAACCAGTTTTGGGTATCCGATACTCATAGTGGTCCAGCAGCCTTTGCCCCACATTTAGGAAGCAAAGCAGAAGAAGACAAATATATGTCTATTGATGGCATTCATGCTTTTCATGATCATATTGCTCGTCAGGTTGCANACTCACGGGGGTTATCTTCTTTAAGCGGGACACAATCACANCATTGGTCTGAAGAAAAGCATCGTCAAGGTCATCTTGCTGATGTTAGTGAGATGCANATGAAACGCCCTAATCTTTCTAAGCAGTTTGAAGGACAACAGGAGTTACCTTTCTAATGACTAACTCCTTTGATGGNAATTANGACTACACCAANCCATGGCGTGCTCCAATTGAGCCTGANCAGGTAGCAAAGCGTTGGCAGTATAACGGCCCCTGGTCAAGCAACATGGAGCGCTTAACTACTCAAGCCCTGATGGTTATGAANATTCCTGGTGCAGAGATTCAGGCGATGGTTCGCCCACCTCTGCCACAGATCCAACTCTTCCCTGACCGTTTTGGCATGGGCGAATANCGTCAGCCTGGCATTGAAGATGTGGTCACTATCGACCGTAATTACCACGAACCTCGTGTATCTTGGTACTCAGGCGGAGTTGCTGGATACCAAGCAGCCTCCCGAAATGATTTGGGGAATAACTAATGTTTGATGGCGATGGCGCAGAGACAATGGAACTGCAGGCAAAGCAAATTGCCCAGAACGCAACTCTCTACAACGGATCAGCCCCATGCCCAACATGCGGAGTGATGATGAACCCAGTTGAGTTTATGCAGAGAAAAGGTCATTGNCTATCTTGCTTGACCCAAAAAAGAGCAACCCTTGCCCACAACCAGATGGTAGGTANATAATGCTATTTAATGACCGCAGAAAGACCCGTGTTCAGAGTTCTAAAGAACGATCAATAGTCCATAATGTAGCCAATACTGAGAACAACACTCTGTGGCAGGGCGCATCCCGCAAAGAGCGCTATGCCAGAGCAGCACAGGCACTAGACACCACCCTCAAGGGAAAGAAGTAATCATGGCAGTTAACTCAACACGCTCAATGAACGCATCACTTGCTGAGGGTTCAACCGACGGCAAGTACCGCAAGGCTCGTCCAGATACAGAGTTGATTCCTGGTCTTGGTGACTCAGCAACCCTTGCTAACCGCCAGTCTCTACACCCATTCTATGGTTATGGTTTCATCACATCTGAATACCCAAACAAGGTAAATCCAGGTAAGTAATTATGCCAACAATGATTCCTGATCGTGGAGATAACCCAAAGCGTAAGGTGACGTGGCATGTCCACAACACTGCCACAGGAGAATACCTAGGCTCTCTCAAGGGTGGGCAAACTGCCCCTAAAAAGGCTCAGGCTATCGGTAGAGAAGTTAGCAGAGAAGGTCACTCCATGTACGATGTTCCTTCTAAAAGAAAACAATTCTAGTTTAACCCCACAGCCCATTTAGGGTTTTATAGGTTTGTCTCCTAGCACTTATAAGGAGTACCTATGAGCAATGTACCTATTCTTGGCGAAAAGAAGCCAGCAGCCAATGAGCCAATGTTTCGGCTCCTATACTGTCTTGTCTGCCAGACACTAGAAGAATTGCCTCCCTACGAAGGCCCCACAGAGTTAGACCACCTTCTCGCTATTGCGTGTGAGACACACGTATTCCCATCAGGTGAGCCCCATAAGGGCAAACTATTTGTCCTCCCGCTTAAGGCATGGGCAAAGACCGAGTCCAAGAAAGAGATTATTCGCCAAATTAAAGGCGGAGGATCTAGAGGACTTGATGAGGTAGATGATACCTTCTACGAATCACGCTCTACATTCATGGAAGATGCCATGAAGTGCTACCGCCAGCATAACAAGCCAAAAGACGGTTGTTCAGATTGGCACCGTTCTGATATGATGTTAATTCCCAGTACTGAGAAAGAACGCATTAAAGAAGGAATGGGCAGTTATAAAGATTCTGCAGGAAAGAAGACATACCTTTGTGATTTCTGTCCTGTGGCAATCGGCGTAGCGCAACGTAAACAAAAACTACTAGAAGGAAGACCATGACAGACGAAACAACAACCACAGATGAGACAACACCTGTAGAGGAAACACCCGTCGAAACAACAGAAGATACTGTTGTGGAAACTCCAGGGGCTCCAAAGCCTGTAACTGTTCACTCAGCATACGTAGTTGTCATCAATGAAGAGGGAACGCTCTCTACTACTCTTGTCAAGCCTGGTAACCCAGTATTCTTTGATGTAGTACGAGCCACAACAACCTACGATGTATTTACCACCAGCAAGGAACTTGCTAACGAGATTGAGAGCCAAGTTATGGCTGATCGTATCTCAAAGGCTGTTATCGCTCGCCTTATGCCTGCTGATCCAGAAGCAGAAGCAAAAGCCCGTATTGCACAGGCTTTAGCAGAACGTAAGGCTGAATAACAGCATAAACTAGGGGTATGAATCGCCCCGATGGATTAGACAGATTTGTAGGACCTGTGTCACTTCAGGGTGGCGCAACGTCCTACTTTTCTGCTCCTGAGTCTCAACTTGACCCAGAATTGTTTGATGGCTTAATGATAAAGCCGTGGGTTCGTAACGGCATACTCCATCTTCTCTTTGGATTCCTTAACGAGACATACCGCCACCCTGACCTTTGGGCCCATGTGTGGATTGCAGGTTCTGGTGTAAGTTATCAGTGGTCTGCTGCTCGTGAGCCTGGTGACTTAGATGTATTAATTGGGGTTGACTATGTTCAATTCCGCAAAGCACACCCAGAGTACATGGGTCTTGGCGATACAGAGATCAGCAAGATGCTCAACGAAGATTTCCGTAATCATCTACAACCAGAGACAGAGAACTGGAATGGTTACGAAGTAACTTTTTACGTTAACCCTGGTGCAACGGATATTAGATCAATTCGTCCATATGCTGCCTACGACCTTACCCATAACGAGTGGACTGTAACCCCATATCCAGAGACTGCACCTTACCAACCATCATGGGAAAGTTTTGCAGATCGAGATAAGAAGATGGCTACAGACATTATCTCTCGTTACTCAAAGGCTCTAACCGATTTACAAGGTGCGTCTAACGATGCAGCACGTCGTAATGCAGAGTTGCGGTTACAGCAGTCTTTGTCTCAAGGTTCGATGTTGTTTGAAGACATCCACTCCTCACGTCGTCAAGCGTTTAGTTCTCAAGGTGCTGGCTACTCTGACTTCTACAACTACCGATGGCAAGCAGGAAAGAAGTATGGCACTGTGCCTGCGCTTCGCAAGATGCGTGACTACTATGAAGCCTACAAGAACAACCAAGCAGATGAAACATATGGCGTAGAACTGCCAGATACCCAAACATTGATTCGTCGAGCAGCAACGTATAGGGCAAAAGGGTAACTATGGATATAAATTCCAAAATACTCAGTGGTTTACAGTTTGGAAGTACTGAACACGTTGCTGCTTTAAACAAAGATATGAACGAGTACCACGCTTCTGTTGAAAAAAACCAATCTACACCAGGACACAAATTTAAATGGGAAAGATTTTCTGCAGGAAGTTATAGGTCTTGTTGTGGTCACGAAGTTTCAGACAATGGTAAAAGTGGTTCAAATAAACTATGGTATGACCAAAATCAAAATTACTTTCACACATTAAATGATGCAAAAAACTATGCACATGATTCTCATGTGAATAAGTTTAAAGGAAAACCAGCCAAAGGATAAAACGTGAATATATTACTATCACTAGACGGCGTACTTAGTTCGGAATCAGGTGAACCAAACCGAGCAGGAGTCATCCTTTACTATGCCCTAGCGGATAAACACCGCACAGCCATCATCACTAGTCGTTCAAAGCAAGATGCAGAGCACTGGCTTCATTCTCATGGAATTATTGCTTATGATGATTTGATGGGTGATGAAGTTGCCCTTGAAGGTGATGATCTGAAGAAGCGCCAATTTGTTCTTAGCAGAAGCAGAGCACCTATTGAGATGTATGTGGACTCTGATCCTTCCATGTGTGCATGGGTCTTTGAGACGCAAGCCGTTCCTTCAGTCCTAGTAAGCCACCCAAGTCATTTGCCTGTTGAGCACCGACCAGATGCCCCTAAATCGGTTCGTAAGTGGTCTGACATCGAGGATGCTGTTAATCGTGTTAACTTAGCCAAGTCCAAGGTATATGCAAAGCCTGTAGAAGCAGATCTCTGGCAGGACTAATGAAGATCATCTTCAGCGGAACTGAAGTTGGCTCAAACCGTACCCTCTTAGAAGGCATGAAAGTTGAGTCGATGGCACTCAACTATTGGGGTCTTCGTAAGCGGGGGTTGCCCAAGACTAAACTGTGGCTTATAGGCGAGCACTTCACCCCAGAGACTCAAGTCTTTATTGAGTCTGGAGCCAAGCAAGCAGACGAGGCTGGTTTGTCCCGCCAAGAGTTACTTGACCTTGCCGCTGACTACCAAGAGTTTCTCGTCAACAACGCAGACCGAGCCGTAGGGTTTCAGGAGTTTGACTCTCTGACCCTAGGCTATGAGTGGGTAAAATCGCAAAGACCTTTTTTCAGTAATGACCCTAAACTCTATGTTGTATACCATGAAGAGTATGGTCTCCACGAACTCATGGAGATGGCTGCTCACTACAAGAATGTCATGATTCCCAATGCTGAGATTGAGTCGATGACTAACCTATCGGCCTTGGCCAGAAGTTACATCAGACAGTATGGAACTAACTTTCATGCCCTTGGCTGCGCCAAGCCAGACAATCTTCGGCAGGTACCATTTGTCACAGCAAGCACATTGTCCTGGCTTTCGCCCATGAGACGAGGCGAGACAATCATCTGGGATGGGTCAAAGGTTGTTCGATACCCCAAGAAGATGAAAGACCAAGCACGCCTTCGTTACAAGTCGATTGTGGAAAAGGCTGGACTAAACTATTTGGCGTTTAAAGAAGATACCCAGCAAGAAGCGACTAAAGTTGCGGTCTGGTCATACAAGCAGATGGAGTCATCAATGGATAAAAAGTCGCCTAATTTTCACATCATCGATGGCGGTAACGAACCACTGTTACCAGATCACAGCAACTTCAATGAAGAGCAACTTTTTGGATTAGGAATATCCGCTTCTGATAACAGTGAGCCAGAAGTGCGGAAAGTTTCGCCCAATCCTGTGGTTGCAAGAGCCCCAGAAGAGATGACAAACCTCCCTGTTTTTGGTTTCAAAGCCAAAACAGTCGTAGAGCAAGACGAGAATGGCAGAGACATTTTGCAAGATGTTCCTGTCGTTCATAGCCAGCAATCCTCCCTGCGCCAATGCAACACCTGTTTTGTTGCAAGCAACTGCCCAGCCTTCAAGCCCGACAATATGTGTGCTTTTAATCTTCCAGTAGAGGTAAAAACAAAAGACCAACTCAAAGGGCTATTGACTGCAATTATTGAAATGCAAGGGCAAAGAGTGGCTTTTATGCGCTTTGCTGAGGAAATGAATGGCGGTTACGCCGATCCGAACCTTAGCCAAGAGATGGATCGGTTACTAAAGTTAGTTAACCAAGTCAAAGAACTTGAGTCCAATAAAGAGTTCATTCAGATCACAGCCCAACGCCAATCTAGCGGTGGAGTACTCTCTGCAATCTTTGGAGATCGTGCTGCAGCCCTGCGTGAGATGCCTGAGCCGATTCGAGAAGAGTCCGTAACACGTATCATCCAACAATCTATTGAGGATTAGTTGTATCTGATAACAGTGTAGTACGATAGCAAGAACAAGGTAGTAGTCGGTTTACCCAGTCACCTTGCCTCAATTCGGTTTTGCAAGTTAGTAGATATGTAGTAGGTTTTCTTCAGACACAATAGGCTCCCCCTTGAAGGGGTATTTGACACTTCATAGAAATAGGGTAAGTAAATGACGATGTTTTCATTCAAGTTGGTTGACGAGTTTGTGGCACCATATCGCTCCAAGCAAGCGCCATTTGGGTACAGGGATGCAGCAGGAAACTCGGTAGGAGAGATCACCTTCCTCCGCACCTATTCCCGCAAAAAGGAAGATGGTACGAAAGAGACATGGGTCGATGTCTGCGAGAGAGTCATTAACGGCATGTACTCCATCCAGAAGGATCACGCCAAGAGCCAGCGGTTGCCTTGGTCAGATGCCAAAGCCGCATCCTCGGCTAAGGAAGCCTTTGACCGCCTCTTCAACCTGAAGTGGACACCGCCAGGACGTGGCTTGTGGGTTATGGGTACACCCCTTGTCAACGTGCAGCGTAACTCAGCAGCCCTACAAAATTGCGCCTTTGTATCCACAGGGTCAATGACTAAGACAGACCCAGCAAAGCCATTCGCATTTCTCATGGAAGCATCAATGCTCGGAGTGGGCGTTGGGTTCGATGACAAAGGAGCAGATAAGGAGTTCAAGATCTATGAGCCACAAGAAGGTGACACCTATGTCATCCCAGACACACGAGAAGGCTGGGTTGAATCCACAGCCGCCCTCATCAATAGTTACCTTAAGCCAGATACGAAGAAGCCTATCTTTGATTACTCCATCATCCGTCCAGCAGGAGAACCCATCAAGATCTTTGGTGGAACCGCAGCAGGGCCAGACCCACTAATTAAGTTACATGAGCATGTAACCAATATGTTTGCAGGCCGTTCAGGAGAGTTACTTACTCGTCGTGACCTTGCTGACATTGGAAACATGATCGGTGTCTGTGTTGTCTCTGGCAACGTTCGCCGTTCAGCAGAGTTGCTCATGGGTCGTCTTGATGACCAAGAGTTCCTTGATCTTAAGAACTACGATAAGAACCCTGATCGTATGGCGTATGGCTGGATGTCCAACAACTCTGTTGAGACCTTTGTTGGTCAGGACCTAACTCCGATCATTGACGGCATCGCTCGTAATGGTGAGCCAGGAGTTATCTGGATGGATGTATCTCGTAAGTATGGTCGCTTGGCTGATCCAATCAATAACAAGGATTGGCGCATCGCTGGGTACAACCCTTGTGCAGAACAGTCTCTCGAATCTTTTGAATGCTGTACTTTGGTTGAGACATACTTAAACCGACACACAGATCTTGAGGATTACAAGCGAACCCTTAAGTTCGCTTACCTCTATGCCAAGACTGTCACTCTTCTTCCCACCCACTGGGAAGATACCAACGCCATCATGCAACGCAACCGCCGTATCGGTACGTCAATGTCTGGTGTTGCTAACTTTGCAGACAATCGTGGTCTTCCAACTCTTCGTGAGTGGATGGATGAAGGATACAAGGTCATTCAAAATTACGATAAGTCATACTCAGAGTGGCTAGGTATTCGTGAGTCAATTAAGACCACAACGATCAAGCCGTCAGGAACAGTCTCTATCCTTGCTGGAGAATCTCCAGGAGTTCACTGGACTGTTGGTGGTAAGTACTTCTACCGCACCATTCGTTTCCGTACAAATGACCCAATGCTTCCTCTCTTTAAGATGGCTAACTACCGCATTGAGCCAGCCAACGAAGATCCAGAGAACACACAGGTTGTTTACTTCCCAATCAAGAGTGACGCAGAGCGTTCTGAAAAGGATGTTAGCATCTATGAGAAGATGGCACTCGCTGCAACCGCCCAAAGATATTGGTCAGATAACTCTGTTTCAGTAACGATCAGTTTTGATCCAGAGACAGAGGCTAAGGCTATTGGTACGGCTTTGCATATGTACGATGGACAACTTAAGACTGTCTCATTCTTACCTATGATGAGTGATGTCTACCCACAGATGCCTTACCAACAGATTGAAGAGACAACCTACGAGAATGAGGGAACGATGAAACTCTTCCCTATTGATCTTGCTGGTGTCTATGCTGGTATGGCTTCTGATGCTATTGGTGAGGCTTACTGCACCACAGATGCTTGTGAAGTGAAGTTGATTAAAGACAACCAGTAAAAACTAAAGTAAAAGCCCCTATAGCACATACACTATAGGGGCTTTTGCTATTGCTTTTGCTATTGCTTTACTCTTCCTGTTAACTTCCAATCTGGCTTACTGGTGAGATGCCACCTTTTGCACTTTTGGCACTTGTAAGCACGACAAGGTAACTGGTGAGTTTTGCCTTGAGTAATTGCTTGCTTCCATGCAATCGCCAGAACACGGCGTGCGCTTACCTCATTTGGGTATCCACGCTTTCCTCCGCACTCACTCATGTTCTTCACCTTCTGGTATGGCTTTGCAGAACTTCTTATGCTGTGCAAACCGCTTGACTGGGTTTTTTAAGTAATCAATAGCATTGTCAACTGATGTATTAACTGTTCTTATAGGTACGGAAAATATAATAAGTTCACAGTATTGGCATAGTAAGACAATATCCTTATCATCTACTCGCCAACCAATATGCACCAGATGATCCCAGAACAAACTGTCAAACTCATCATGGCTAAGTGATCTGTACTTTTTAGAGACATGACTATAAAACTCTTCTTTAGTTGTGCCATAGAACGGCAACTCTGGCTGATGCCAGTCCTTTTCACGCTGTTTGTGTTCGTGAATGGTCTCTTCTTTACGCTTTAAGTATTGCTTGTACTTATCGTCCATTAGTGCCCCCACTAACTAACTCTGCTTCCGGCCGGCTGCCGAAAGTAACTTACTTCTCTACCGGTGTCCCCCAGGGAAGTTACTTCTGAGATAGCCCCCCATTTCTGAGGGGCTTCTCGTAGTGCTTCTGCTAGTGCTTCTGCTTAGGCTTTGTCTTTCGAACTGCTGTGGTCTTATGCCCCACAGCCTTTACTTTAACCTTAGCCTTTTTTGCCTGAGTGTGTGCCTTGTATGGATACCTGACTAACCAGTCTTGTACGACCTTCTGTCTTGTGCCCTTCCATGCACTCCAATTTCTGCCAGCGTTGCTCATTTGATAAGCAATCTGAGCGTTCGTCACAGGGTTGAGCAGTTGAGCGTTATACGCTAAACCATAATAGGCTCGTCTATCTGCGCCCATAGAACCGAGCATGTTGATCTGGAACAATCCATACGAAGTATCTCCAGTATGAATGTTGCCGTTGAAATCAAGCGCATTTCCATGTGATTCTTTCATAACAACTGCCCACGCATACTTCAAGGATTGACCCTTGAACCCAACTGCGCTTAACAGGGTGACTAGATCCTTTGGTTCAAGGACTGTGGCATTCTGAAACCGCTTGAGGATTAGCGTTTGGGCTTCTGCTTTACTAGGGGCTACGGCTGGGGCTGATACCCCGATCATGACTCCTAGTAGGACTGCTGATACTGAAATTGATCCCAGTATCACTCTTGCTTTTGATATTGCTTTCATAGTTACATCACTCCAAATAGTCATTAGCGACTTCCGATGCCTTTGACTGGTGGTGGCGGATTCGGTGTAAATACCTCTCCGTTGTTTTGATCGATTGATGACCTAATCGCTCTTTGACCTCATGCAGATCCACACCATTCTTTAACAATGCTGTGGCGTTTGCGTGCCTGAGATCGTGAGTTCTAGGACTCCAGCCGATACCTGACTTGGCTATTGCTTTGTTCCATATGGTTCTCCAGACATCTCGTGGCAAGTGACTCGATTGATCGATCATGTCACGCTTTTGGTATGGCTTTTGCTTCTGGCGGTACTCTCGTACTGCCGATCTGCAATCGTCACACCTGCAACCCCCATGTGTGTAGGAGTAGAGCGTGCCATGCTTAAACAGTTTTCCGTCTTTCGCAAATGGTTGCTCAGACTTCGTTCTGCCACGAGAAGGTTCTAGTTTACCTGTTGTACATACGAGTGACCTTGAAAAGAGTAGATCTTCTTTTGATAGGGCTTTTGCTATGACATAGGCATTGATCTCTGTTAGTAGTGCTTTAGAGAGCATTAAAGATCGTTTATATCCCGATTTAGTTGCATCTATGACTACAAATCTATTGGCATGACTTGATCCAAGATCACTCACTCTGCGCTGTACAAAGATCTCACCTGTTTTAAGGTTGATGTCTTTCACTCTGATCTCTGTTGCTTCACCAAATCTGCAACCGCTTGTGATTAAGAATTGTGCAAGTAACTTTGCACCTTGCGTCTTAAGATTGCTAAGTAACTCTTTGAACTCGATGGGAGTTACTATGTTTTGAATATCTGCATGGCGTGTCTTTACAGTTAGTCCATGAGTGGGGTTACTGGCGATCTCACCTGTCATGACCAACTTCTTGAACGCTGATCCCAGAGAGGCTTTGACCTGAGCGATCGTGGCTGACCCGACACCTTCGGCTTTGAGTTGATCAAGTAACTTTGAGATCTGACGGGTGGAGATCTGACTTACTTGTAGATCGCCCAATTTAGGCAAAGCATATGTTTTCAGTATTCGCTCATAGCCCTTGCGTGTAATGGGTTGAATGTCTGCGACTGGGAGCCATTGATCCACCCATTGATTGAGGGTTAGATTCGACCTAGAAGGCTGTTCTGAGCCACCTTTACCAGCCATGAGAGCGTGGTACTGGGCTTCGGCTTGCGTGTCATATGTGCCAGCAGAGAGGCGGTTACCATTGAGGCGGTAATAGCCTGTCCACCTGTTGCCCCTCTTTACTGCGTACATAAGATCCCCTCTGATCATGATGTTACTGGTGAGTAATGTTACTGATGAGTAACATCTTAGTCAAAAAAATGCCCCAGACCACATGGTGTGATCTGGAGCACAATTACATAGTGACCGCTTGGGGAATCTTCCGCTTATGTGTTGTGAAGTAACTTCTCTGGAAAACACCTACAAGTTATGGAGTTACTTCTCTGATCTTTTTTCCGATACGGATCTTGCGATCTATTGCTTCCTTCGTTAGTTCTTCAACCTTCTTGGTAAGCACGAGAGATCGCTCTTGAGCCTCTTTCGATACTCGTCTGCCCTCTCGTACAAGAGCGAGAGCCTGAGAGCGATCTTCTTTGGCTTTGCGTAACTCTGCTCTTGCAGAGTTTAGATCTGAAAGGATCCGCGATTTGGTGCGATAAACCTTTCCAGCGTTGGTGTGCGTAGGGCGATTTGCCTTTCTTGCATCATTGGGTGCGATTGTGATCTCCAAACCATACTCTTGTGCGAGTTCTTTAAGGGCTTGGATATTATCTAGTGAGGTTGTCATTGGTTTCCTTTTCTGTTGTTGGTCGTAGTGCGATCCATTCTTCAATCGTGCTTTGCTTCCAGACTGGCGTTCGCCCGATTAAGTGATCGGGTTCTGGCAGGGTGTTGCGCTTTCGATACTTGTAGAGCGTTTCGATCTTCAATCCTGTGAGATTGGCGATGTCGGTATTTGTTAGCCATTCGCTCAATTAAGTTCACTCGCTTTCGATTTACTTTCACGCTTTGCCTCCGTTACTTTCCAGATCCAGATCTTGCTACCGCATTCTTTACAGCGCATTGGGATCTCCTTCTGCTAGTGCTTGATCAAAGAATTGATCGCTGAGTTGGATCCCATGCTTCTGCACTACTGGATCCACATCTTCATCTTCAAAGAATTGGTTAAACTCTTGATCGGTTAACTTTGATACATCTACTAAGTAGGCATCGCTATCGACTGAGAAGTAAGTTCCAGTTCCAGCATGCACCAGAATAAAGTTACTCATTTACTTGCTCCACATCTTCTAGATCACACATTGTTGATTTGGCATTATTATCAGACCATTCTTCGATCGGGATCGCTGTTGCTTGATTCCATGCTGATCCTGCATCTGGTGCTTCTATTTCGATGTCATAGAAAATAGTTACATCACACTTAACTCGAAACTTTGCCACGATTTGCCCTCTCTATTCTGCGCTTGTAGTTCTTTCGCTCTGTAGTTGTTAAACCGCCCCAGACACCTTCTGAGTGAGTTTTTAAGGCAAAGGTTAAACACTCAAGCGTTACTGAACACTCTTTGCAGAGAGCCTTAGCCTCAAAGATCTTCTTGCGATCCATAGAGTCTGGAAAGAATATCTCTGGATCTACACCTGACTGGCATGGTGCGCCTGTGATGTCGAATCTAATCTCCATTCTTTTCTTTCCAATCTATGTATTGATCCAACATCTCCGCTAGATCCTCTGGTTTGATCTCGGCAATCTTCATGGCAAGTTCTAAGATATGAACCATGCCCCAGATCAACATCTCTGGATCCAGATCAAACTTATTAATCAGATCTTCTAACTCGTTATTTGCTAGATGCTCGATGATCTCTTCTGGTAATGAGTCTGGCTTATCGATCGCAACTTTTACTCCACGAGTTACTTTGAGAAACTCATTTGCAAACTTGATCGATTTCAACATCTCTACTTTATCTTGCTCCTTCATTGGCTCTCTCTTCTCTATAGTAATTCGATTCAACTTTGCGAATCGTTAATCGATCAGACTGAAACAACTCTGCTACCTGTTGCAGAGTCCAGCCTTTCTTACGAAGTGCCATGATCTGTTCGATCTGCTCTGTTGTCATGAGTAAGTTCCTTTCGTTAATAGGGGGTCGAATAGGGGCAGGTACGGCTACGGCTGGAAACCGATCATGACCGCCCTTCGCTCAAAGGAGTCAACACGAATGTCAAATCGTGTTAAATGCGTTAACCCCTACCCGACAAGATTGATTTAAGCCACGCTTACCTTACGCTGTGCAAAGACAGGAGATATGTACCCTGATCCGTCATACATTTTCCCGCCCCAGACTCCGAAGAGACTAGGTTGAAGTTCTGCATACTCGTTGCACGCCTTTAGTAAGTGGCACTCTTTGCAGATAGAGATTGCATTCTCAATCTGCTCTTTGTATTGAAAGTTATGATGCGGAAAGAACACCTCTGGATCTGTTTGGGCACAGAGTTGTGTTCCGTCATACGGCGATTCGTATTCCATTTCAAACACTAATAACCCCCTAGACATTCTTTGCTCTTAGTGTGGATCGGTAACGCCTTTTGGATCTCATAAAGTGTTGGTGCATAGATCATGGAGCAACAGGCAGAGCACTCGTATTTCCATTCATCTGCCTGTGCATCGTATTCGAAGCCATTGGCGTTCATCGTCTATCGTCAATTTCGATACTGGATTGAATGACCTCATAGCCGTCATACTCTAAATTGCTGAGAGCACTAGAGAGTGGATCTGTATCTTCATTGGCATCGCTATCGTCAACCAATATAACTAACTTATGGATTGCCATGATTATTCTCCTTCTTCCTCTTCATGGATTGATTGACCAACTTCACTAGCGATCTGTTGGAGTTCTTCACCATAGTTTTCAAGATGAATTGATTCGTTTGCGGTCTGCTCACTCACTATGTCAGTCCATTGATCATCAGTAAGAGTTACTTCGGCGTAGCCCTCTACGCCTTCTTTATCCCAGTACGCCACGATCAGAAGATCATCTGGCTTGTAGTTATCGTTTAACCGATTGATGAGATCTTTGACTTTCATTTATTTATCCAATCCATAGCAGACGAGAGAAGAGTGGAAGCAATAGTGATCTCCCACCCAGTTGATGTGATCCATGATCCAAGCCAGACCATAGAGTGATGCGATTGCTGGAATGATGACGAGAACGATCCAGCCACGAGTTGTGAGTTTCATTGATTACCCTTCTATCCATAGTTGTGAGAGTGGAAGTGTTTTGTACTTTAGATCTGAGTGATTGCTTGGCGTGCAATACGCAACTACGAATCGAGATCCAGTAGTTTCTACGATCTTTCCTTGTCGTAATCGACCATGCGCTTGAATGAATGGCTCATCACCCAAAACAGCGTTGTAAGGATTGACTGCACCACCAGAGTACAAGCGAAGATCCGAGAGTGTGATCAATCGATCTTTAACAGCCTCTACCTTTGCTAAGAGATCTAATCTCTTTCGTGCAGACTTAAGAGTGGTCTGCTCTTTGACTGATGAGCAGATCCCATTGATAGTGGATAGTTGCCCAAGCCACTTTAGGTTGGCTACTGATTCCGTAGCACCGATCTTCCACGCATAGGCAGAGTATGAAGATCGGCGTTCAGGATCGCCGTAGCGACTAATCTGATCCTCTGCCGTGTTGGTGGTGTGGATTATTTGATCACCATTGAGGTCGTAAATCGTCTGGAGATCACGATGCCAACCAACCACGATTAGTTGATAGCCCTTGTAAGTCTCTTCGATGAAAGTGATCTCACGCAAAGTTACTTTGCATACTGTTTGCAATATCGATGAGTTGTACCAGCGAGTGATCTGACTAGACCCGATCTGATCGTATCCTACTTGATTCAAACACTCTTTGAGACGCTGTAAATAAAATGAATCCATTACCCCACCAAGTCTTTCGCTTCGAGCACCTTCTCGATCAAAATCGAAAGTGTGCGACTAGTAAATGTGAACTCCGCGACTGGAAGATAATTACCTTCAGAGTTACGGCGATTTTCAATATCAGAACGCACCAGACCTGCACGATCACCAAGAATGGATCGCAACGATGCGTTGAGTGAATCGAGATTGCGTTGCTCTTTGAGTTGCAGTTCTTTGCGCTTCAACTCAAAGGCTTCACGCTCTGCCTTCTCTTTGGCTTGCGCCTCCGCTAATTCACGCTCTGCTACTGACCAGCGAGCATCAAGAGTTGCGTATTCAGCGACGATGTCCTGTGGTCGAGCGATCCAGTAGGTAGGTGAATTGCCCCATTGATCTGACTTAACAAGGAAGCCGATAGAGCGTGAACCTGCTGGTGCAGGTTGGAAGTTTGGATTATCTGGTGAATCGAATCGAAATACTTTGTACTCATACTTATCCATACTCACTAACTCTGCTTTTGCTACAGAGGCACGAATTACTTTGTCTGGATTCTTCTTATCTGCTGACGAATAATCCCATGCAGGAATGATTGCGTATTCAACGCCAAGTTTAAGATCTGCTTGCTTCATTTATTTTCTCCTTAGTTGTAGTTAAGAGTGAGGCGTACCGCCCTGATACGCCCCACCATGTCACCTAGAGAGTGACAGTTAGTGATTAACAAGACGGCGAGTGATCGCATACTTCACGATTGTTTTCGCCATGCTAATCAGATCCAGAGGGTTACTAACTACTGCACCGATCTCGCACCGATGCACAGCATCACGATCGAGTTCTGGTGTGTAGTTGTCTGTGATGTAAGCGAGTGCAGTAAGCACGCCAGCACGAGCCATGCGCTCGATCTGATCATGCACGATCTCTAGATCACCGCCCCACTCGCCGTCTGTGATTGCGAAAAAGATCTTTACTGGCTTATCAGATTCAGCAAGGATCTTCGTTGCGTAGTTCACAGCCTCACTTGCATCTGTGCCACCACCAGCACCAGCATCACGAATGATGTTCGTTGCTTTGTCCGATGCACGATAGAGCACATGGGTGTAACTGTTGAATGTGATCACAGTTGTGTTAGCACCGATCTTGTCGAGAGCACGCTTGATCGCATACATTGATCGATACGCTTTCGATGCTTTACCACCATGCATAGATCCAGAGTTATCAAGAATGATTACACATTCGATCTCAGTCGCATCAGCGATGCCAGCATTCCATTGATCGAAGAGAGTGTTGCGATCATCTTCACGAAGCATGCGCTGGACATTGAAGCGACCAGAAGATTCATAGCGATCCCATGCAGGATCGAATGATGCTTTCAATCGCTCTAATTCTTTGGCGAATGATCGTGATGCTTGGAATGTGACTGCATCTACTGGGAGAGCGTTGTAACTATCTAGTTCTGGCTCTTTTGCATTATTGGTAGCAAGAGAAGGTAATCCACCAATCTGTCGAATGATCTCGTTGAGTTCTTTCTGATTGCCATGATCAGAGAGGATCTCATCAAGTGCTGTTGCCAGCATCTCAGCGATACCAACACCAGCCTGATCTCCACCTTGAGGATCATCGCTCGACTCATCACCAGCATCACCAGAATCATCACCAGCATCATCAGCATCATCACCAAGATCCCACTCGACCTGATCTGCATCGAGTTCGATCGTTGGCTTTGAGTTATTGATCTCTTCTGCCTTCTTCGCATCATCTTGTGGATTCTGCTTTGATGCACGATCACGATCGCCCTTCTGTTGCTTAGGGTTAAGTGGTCGAGAGTTCGGATTCGATTCGATGCCTTCTGTTGGGCGTTGACCATGACCGAATGGGTCATTGATTACGATATTGACATCGCCCTCTTCGCCTTCACCTGCTGGCGTGAGAGTGACCTTGCCACCTTCACCAGAGCCACCACCTTCGCCTGTGCCGTCACCCTTTGGAAGTAACGCACTAAATCGGCGAATTAAATCGATTCCTTTTTCAGTATCAGCAGGGAATACCAATAAGCGGTACTCATCAACGATCTGAGAGATCTCATCAAGATTCTGAGGTTCTGGATAGATCGCACGAGATTGTGCTCGTAGATCGACAGAGAGGTACTTACGACCACGCAATAGTGGGTAAGAGGTAGTGAATGCCTTTGGATTCTCTACGAAATGGATCAAGATCGTGGCGGTAAACCAGTCGATCGTTGAAGGGTACTTAGTGGTGAAGAGTGACTCGATGCGCTGATCTTCCAGAGCATTGAATGCTTGCCACAACTTCTCTTCAACGACCTGATCAACGAGTTCTGATCCTTCTCGTGGCGTGTACAAGATATGGCACAACTCGTGCAGATTCAGACCCTTGATTCCAGCGATCTGCTTAGCATCTTTGAGATCACCGAGTTGACTGGAATTGAATGTGACCACATTCGATGTTGACCACGCTGGTGCAGACATCGATGAGTTCTCCACCTTCACAGTCACATGACGGAATGAGAAAGCAGAGTTCACACGATTGAAGAATTGAGAGAAGCGTTCAATACGCTGTCGCTTCTCTTCTTCTTCTTGATCAACCCAGTTCTGGGAGATCGCTTGCATCTTGCCCTTGATTAAATCATCAAGACCGAATGTACCCATGACTACCTCCTAAACTAGTTCTGGTTCGATCGCATCTTGAGAGATCGCTAGATCGCTCTTGATGTTGTATGAAGCACCTTCGAGAAGCATCTTGACTGCTGAACGCTCTTCTGGTGCGAAGTTGTTCGTGAAGATCTCGCAAGCAAGATCGTAATTCAACTCTTTGGCAACGAGTTCGAATGTCTTGAGCATGCGACCAGTAATTGGTGTTTCAAATACTGTCGAACGATCAGACGATGAGTACGAATCATTGACCGATGTTGAACGCATACCGAATGCAAGATCCAGAAGAGATCCAGAAGTCACATACTTCTCTTCCAATTTGCGATCGTAGTCATAGTGCAACTTGATCGGGAAGCGATCTGCGATGTGCTCTGGAAGAGGCTGTGATCCACGATAGTTAGGATTGAAGTCAGCGATGATCAAGAGATCAGGAGAAGCGTTGATCACTTCGCCCTTGTGCGCTGTAAGCGTTACTGAACGGCGATGATCGAGAAGTGATACCAAGAAGTTCTTCACACTCTTTGATGCGTGCACGATCTCACCGATGTTGAGAACGCCACCATTCTGGATCACATCAACGAATGGTGAATTAACCCAGACCCATTGATTGATTTCTTGATCGAACACCATGTTGCCTTGCACCTCTGGTGCAGAGAGCGAATCGTTCGAAGGAATGTTGGTGTACTGCCACCCACGAATGCGTGCATAGTGCTCAGCGAATGATGTCTTACCAGTACCAGAGTGACCGAAGGTAAGAATGTTCAAGCGATGCTTGACTGCGAAGTCTGCGATCTCTACTTCATCTACACCAGCAAATTGGCGTGTGTAGTATTGATCAGCAGAAAGTGTTGCAAGGAAAGAGTTTGTTGCTGTTGACATGTTATTTCCGTTTCTCTCTAGGTTGTTGTATTGGATCTTGCTTATTAAGTTGTAAGTGAATTGTGTGATCACTATCGGAAGCGCACGAGATCGCCGTCTATTTCAGATCTCTTTATGATCACTATTGGTCAACCTGCTTTAACTCGTTATTACTAAGGAGAAAGAACGAACTCCAGCAATAGTCACCGAAGTTCTTGTCAGGTATTACCACCGACCACGATCGGATAGTGATCACACAAAATTAGTTGCTGTAGTGCTGTGCACACCACTTGCCCATGCCAGCCACGACTGACTTCTGCAAGGTAAGTGTGCGAGCACAATGAACACATGTACCAGTAGCGATACCGAATGCAGAGGCATCACTAAGTGTTAGGCGATTTTCTGGCTTGAGATCGTAGATCGCTTTCGGATCCTTCTCCCACGCCTTGAGATCTGGGTTGTAGCGAAGTGAGTAGAGAACTTCACGATCTCGTATCTTGCGAACTGAGTAGAAGATCTCACCGATCTTGTATGCACCGACTGTGACTGTGATTGGTGGCAACGCCTTTGGCTGTATCAGCAAGCGATCAATTAATTTCTTGGCTTGATCACCATTGAGTTGATGCACCGATGAAACATGATCGTAGAGAAGAGCGAGTTGAAGAAGTGACTCGCCACCCTTGCGTGATTTCACGAGAAGATCGATATATGAGATCTGCTTCTCACTAATGGGCTTGATCGCCTCTGGCTTCTTAGGACAAGCAAGCAACTGCTCGATGATTCGAGATGCGTGCTTTTTATTGACATGTTCTGGATTCTCGATCTCGAACTCATGTACACGCTCTTCTAGAAGGCGAGCGATGAAGCGTGCCTGTGCTGGCGAGCAATAGTGCACTTGAAACTCGCCGTAGCCGTTGCTGGCTTTAGATCCAGCAGGTTTGCCCTTGTTGATTGTTGTAGTCATTTATTCCTCATTTATCCATGCGTTGAGTCGAAGTGAGTCAACGATCTTTGATGCGCTGACCGATTGTGCGCCTCTGAATGAGACACCAGAAGGTAGATCGATTTCGAGATCGTAATCGCCTTCGTTGATTGCGTTGATCGCCTCGATCGCTGGATCCACCATGAATTGTGGTACTGGTGGATAGCAGTTCGATGAGAAGTGAATCGAGATCTGACGATCAAGTGAATCGACAAACTCGCCAGAGGCGAGATCCATAGCAAAATTAGAACCCATTGTCATTGTCCTCTTCCATAGATGATTGGCTAATGTCTGGCGTGAGTAAGTAATCAAGACTGACTGCAAAGATCGTGGCGAAAATACAGAGTACGAATAACAAGATGAAGAAACTCATATCGATCTCCTTACAAGTGATTGATGTTTCGATGTTGATACTGAGTATTTAAGTGCTGGAATGTGCCAGCCATGAGTGCCGTACCAAGCGATCGGTGTGCCGTACGAATAAATGATGTATGACGGATTCTCGCTCTCCAATAAAGAGATGTGAGTTGAAGGAAGCATTCCGTAAGAAGAAGAGCGATCTGCTGGATCTGGTGACTGAGTCTGTCCATAGAAGTTAGATCCGATGAAGTTAGATCGTGATGCGATGTACTGCCCTGCTTTTGAATTAGCAGTACCGATACCAACGAACGCCATTTACTTCGCCACCTTGATGTCGAGATCTTTAAGTGCATTGATTGAGAATGTTGAGTAGTAACGAGATCCGTCATTCCAGATCAGATCAATGAATGTAGAAGTGATGCGACCTTTGGCGATTATTTCGCCAGTTTCATTTACAAAGTATTGCGTTTTATCTTTCATTTTATTTTGCTCCAATTTATTTTCAGTATTAGTTAGTTAGTTATTAGGAGTCCATGTAGTCCAGCGATCAACGCCAGATACATCAAGACGGATACGGACAAGATCTGGTCTAACGATTTCGATCTCTTTGATGATGCCTGTTACAGCAGTTTTAGTCGATGTGTATAGATCACCGATTTGATATGTGTTTTTCATTTATTTATTGCCTTTCATTGTTATGTGTTCACCATGATCCAGATCAAGATAGATCGCTGTCTATTTAAGATCTGGATCACAGAAAATACATAAGCGGAATTGATACTGATCTGAATTGTTAATGAGTCACTATGCTTCGAAAGGATTGAGTACCTTCTGCATCTGTTAACAGATAGTCCATGTCACTAGGACAGATCTCCGTAGATTCCCCACACTCGTTGCTATTCACACATAATTTCGTATGCGTTAATTACCGCCCTTGAGATACTGCTCCCGATACAACAGAGTCATCGCATTAACGCTCGTCTGCCCTCATCGATCTTCGCCGTAGCAAGCATGATGTAACCAATATGGAATACGCCCATATTCGCAAGAGTTGTGGTCACTATGTAATTCTCAAACTGCAATTTCAAACCAGACCTTGTGAGCATCGCTCGTGATCTAATGACCTATGGTGCTGGCTGAATGAGATCAGCGTACCAGAGATGTCCGACTGACCACGACAACCTGCTAATAGGCGCATCTGGTGTCGTGTCGTGTGAGCGTGTGTGGGGTCACGCTCAGATGCCCCTAAAACGCCCTAGAAGCCCCTCTACTCGCCAGTAACCCCATAAGTGACCCAATGACCCAGAGAAGGGGCGCAGAGAGCCTGAGAGAGCCGTCTGGCAGGGATCGGGATCTGGCACGATGTCCGAATTGACCGATATGAGTAAATGTGCAGAACGACCAAGATTTTGGTCGATCCAGAAGTGAGTTAGTTGTAGATAGTTGAAAGTTCAATTAGTTAGATGTGTGCGCTCGTGGGGCGTGGTGATCCGATTTACAGAAACCGCCCAGAGTTTTATTTTCAGTAAAGACAAGAGAGATAGATATATACATATAAGAGAAGAGATAGAAGAGAGAGAGATACATATCCCTACTCGTTGCTGGTGACAGATGCATCATCTGCACTAGTGAACATGACAATGTGGTCAGAATGCATGCGTGTATCAATGGTGATGTGAGCCATGTGGTGATGTGATGATGAATGTAATCTGATTCAGATAGTTATTACTGAGAAGAATGGAATTGATCAATTAGTACCTGATCACAGTAAGCCGAATGGTCTGCCAGTCTGGTGGTATTCGCACAGCCATTCGACCTCGTGGCACAGTAGCCGAAGGCTCATGTCACCAAATTGT